TCGATGCAGGATCTTGGGAATATGCTTTTATGTCATAAGATCTATCTGCCATACCATTTACAACTATATCAACAAACTTTGGTATAATTGGAACGGGTTTCCAATCAAGATTCATGTAAGATAAATCACCATTTATAGATAATTCATCTTTATATTTTCTAACAGATTGTTCTCCTCTTGCGTATAATCTTAATGAATGAAAAGATTGTCTTGATGTCATATATCTTCCCGACCCATTTTTACCACTATACCCATCTTTAGAGTTAAACCATTCATGCTCTATAGCTCTACCCACCTGCGCACCATATTCTGCACTCATTTTTTCTAAATCACTAACCGCTTGGCTGGGAAAAGAACTTTTTATAGCTTTATTAATCATTTATTTAAATTATTTTTGATCTTGAACCTTTGTTGTTATATCTTTTAATACCAAGATTTATAGTTCTGACTTGTCTTTCTTGAGTTGGAGCATATAAGTTTTTATTACATGCCATTATTGCCAATCCTGAACTTATCGAAGCATCAAACTTTGTTCTATTGTTTATATCAAACTTAGCCCAATCTTCTAATGTTCTTGTAAAATACATATCACCATATCCATCTTCTATTATTCCTACGTGTTTTTCAATATAGGATTCTATAGCTGCAGCATGAGCCTGCTTTACATCATTTGATGAATTTGGTATTCCACCTATTTCTTTTTCTGTAGCGGATAATTTATTATAAGATTTATCCGGTCTATTCATAGAGTAACCTCTATAGCCTCTTCTTTTAAAATGATATAAAAGTCTAGGTTTATTATTTTCAACTAATATTGGCATACCATAAAAAACGCATGCCATAAGTACATCTTCAAAAAATATTTCAGCAGTTTGTGGTCTTGCTACATATTCTAAGAAAAAACTATTAGATGGAGCTTCTTCCATTGAATATTTTGTAAGACCGTGTAAAGCACCATTTGAACCTATACCATCTACTGTGCCGGATATATCATAACTATCGCATCCAAATGCGCCTATATGATCATTAGCTGGATATTTTATACCATTTTGCAAACGCATTCTATTTTGCATTTCTAATTTTGGAACCCAACTAACTTTAAATCTTCCAGATTTATTTGGCATAAATTCTACAGTTGTATCTTTTATACCATTTTTCCATTGAAAACTACCAACGGTAACAACTCCTTGTCTTTGTATTTCGTCGTTATAATCTATCTGTTCGTATATCTTAGTTAGATTAAATAAAGATAATTTTGCCTCATCTCTAAATGCGTGACTTTCTGTTCTTGGAAATTGTCTATAATATTCATTCAAACCGTCTTGGTCATCTTTAAGGCCGTCTACTTCATTTTGCCAATATTCTATTACGCCTATATCTATTTCATCGCCATAGCGGTCATATGCTTTTTCATTGCTAATTTCAAAGACAGGTGCTCCATACATATCAATATATCCTTCGTAGTTCCATTCCATAGGTATGAATAAAGAATATAATCCCGAGCTTGTTTGTCCATTGCGGTTTCTACGTTTGACATCTGAGTCATAGTATAGTTTTTTAAAATTATCGCCGCCTTTATCTAATGAGTTTGACGTTGAACCCATCATACATTTACCTATAATTCTAGAACCTAGTCTTAATGTTGTTTTTGTAACTCTCCAGTTATTTAATATATTGTCAGGTCTTTCCCATTTACCTGATTCATCATGTGCTAATAACTTTAGCTTTTCACCATCATAAGAGTTATCTCCTGTGTTTTTCCAATCAATAGTTGTATCTAGACCTTCTATCTCCTTAAGCTTCTCCTTCGAGTCGAGCTTCTTTCTTGTGAATTTACTCGCCGGGACCCTGTACGCAAGTTCTGTCTTCGGCCTGTCCATTCCGTCCTGTATGGGACGAAAAAAGAAGGGGTAGTTAATGGAAATTGGTACGACCTTATCTGTAAACATCTTCTTAGCATCAGATCCTGTCTTGGATAATATACCAAACCTTGCATCCCTTGATGTTGTTGCCTGATGCACCAACTCAGACGATGACATGAATGAAAATCCAGATCTTCTATTCTTAAGATAGCACATTCCGTAACAACGTTTGTCTGCCTTGCAAGCCTCCCAGAATATGAAGAATAATCTGTTTGATTCCCTAAAATCTGGGTGCCCAACATCAATCTTGGTCCACTGCAAGTACATGTAATGAGAGCCAGTAATATAAGTAGGAACGCCTTTGTTATTAAACGCAAAACCCTCTTCTCTTTTTTTAAACTCTTCATCAATGTAATCATACCATTTGTTTTTAAATTCACTTGGATAATCTTCCCATTCAAAAACAGATTTTATTTTATTTAATTCTTTTGGGTATTCTAACGGTTCCCAATATTGTTCTGTTTCTTTTTTAGATCTTTTATAACTTTTTTCTATTAACGGTAAAGCTATTTTAAGATTTTGTATTTCGTATATTTCACCGATTTTTCCAGTCTTAGATATAACTACAATGTCATGATCTTTATTATAACCATATTGCCATTTATTATATCTATTATTTTTATTTATAGTATGAGGCTTTATATAATCTTTTAATACCCTAACTAAATTTTGCTCGTATTTCATTTAGACCTCCCTTCTGCAAAACCTTTAAAAGACTTTTCTTTATTATCTTTAGACTTACTATCATTTAACATATCTTCTTCTTGTTGTATTCTAGTAAGTATTTCAAAAGCATCGAATATTGCTAACTTTTTTGTGGCTGCTGCGTTTTTTAATCTATCGGCAGATATATCATCATCTGAATCAACTATTGGTTCTTTAGCAACTTTAATAAGTTCTTCCACAGCCTTCCGCCCAGCTTGGATTATATTCAACTTCGTCTCCTTTGTTTTCATATTTAATTGTAATGTCTTTAGTACGCATTCGATATAATCTATCGCTATCTATTAAAAACTCGTATTCGCTACTAGGGCTAAACCCTACAACGTCTCCCTCGCTTATTTTAAAAGCTTTTAAGGAGCTATTACCGTATTTTAATATACCAATATGCTTTTGCTCTTTTTGATCGCTTATAATTGATTTTTCTTTTTTTACTATTGGCTTTACAAAACAAAAATCACCTGGAGCTTTCCATTTATTATTATGCTTATATAAAAATATTTGGTCATAATAACAAAAATATTTATCTTCTTTAAAATAAGAGCTGCTATTTTTTTCAATACCTTTTACATTATAGAATCTTCTAAATACATTATGATGTACAATTACTTCATCGTTAACTTTTATATCAGTTTCACCGATAAGAGGTATTGATTTTACAATCCCTACTCTGTTAACAAACTTATGGTCGTCCATGGTAGTATTAATTATTAATTTTTTACCATTTAAATCTACTTCATTAGTATACCTACCGTTTTTAGGTTCTATTATGAAGCTATATAAGCTTTGCATTAGTATTCTAAATTATATTCAATTGATATAGCCATATTGGAGTTAAACTTTTTCCAAGGTATGACTTCGTCTTTTTTTCTTATGTATATATTATAAGAACAATCTTCTTGATCATATAGTATATCTGATATGCAGTGACCTCCGTAAACCTGTTGACCTACGGAGTAGTGCATTGCTTCATTTTTATAATCAGTGCCAATACTTATTTTTCTAATTAGCTTGCTCATCTGATTGTTCCTTCATTTCTTCGTAAGATCCATCTTCTAAGTTAACAGTAATTTTACCGTACTTTTCTTCTAAATCTTTACTCGTTTTTTCAGCTTCAGCCAACAATTGCGCAAAAGATCCTAATATTTGTGTTTTTTGTACTTCTAAAGTACCAATATCAGCAATCATTCTGTTTTTTAAACTTTGTTGTTTAACTAATTCTTCTAGTTCTACTTGTTCAATTTTTTTACTCATTTTAATTTGATTTAATTATTAATTACTTATATATATATTACGCACAGTATCAATTACTTGCTTATTGTTTTATACTTTTCTAATCCTCTTGAACCAAAGTAAGCTATATAAATACCTAATAATAATGATTTTAATAACTCAATCCATTCATTTGGAACAGAAACACTTTTGTCAAAAGAATCTAAATATATTAAAGCAACGGTAGTTACAGTTAAAAATATAAGAGTTAAAGGACGTACATTTTTTGAAAGCCAAGAATCAGATTTCATATCAGAATCCCATCTTGCGGAAACACTTTTCATTTCCTCAACATCTAATTCCATTACTTTTAAAGCATACTCTTTTTCTTGATCGCTCATACCATTATCTTTTGCAGATATAGCGTCTATAGCGCCTTTAATATTACCAGTAGCTAAACTACCAACAACATCTAATACTTTACCTTTACCTATACTTCTTAAGAAATCACCAACACGAGTTGTGCCGTTTTTTTCTTTATAAGTTTTTTTTCTTTCAGACATAAGATTTAATTTAACAATTCCATTTTCTTCTAGCAGCTAAACCTCTTTCCGATGTCCAGCTCTTAGATCTAGCACAAAACGCTTTTCTACGCTTATATGCCTTGCTTCCTTTTTTTAATTTAGAAGGAGGCGTGGTTACTGCAGTTTTTAACTTACTACCAGGATTATCTTTTCTATATTTAGCTACGCCTTTAGCGGTCATACCACCTCCAGCTTTAGCGCCTCTGCCTTTGCCTTTTTTTACTTTAGCATAATAGCCAAGAGATTTTTTTCTTGAAGGTGCGTTTTTTGTAGCCATAATATATTATCCGATAATAGCCTCGATAGCAGATTTTTGCTCAGCAGTTAAGTTTTCAACAAATACAGGAATTTCCATCTTTAATACTAAATGACGGTGATTTCTGAATAAGTCTCCAACTTCATCTTCTGTTCTCTCAGCCTCAGCAATTGCTTGAATTCTTTCGCATATTGCAATTGAATCTAAAGAAGCGTTGATGTCTACTAAAGCTCTTTCTTGTGTGTAATCTTCCATTTTTAAATGTTTGTTATTGTTTATATAATTATTTACCTTCTAGTTCTTTTACTTTTGCAGAAAGCTCTTGTACGGCTTTTACGAGTATGGGCACTAGATTACCATATTTTGCTTCTATACGATCTTCACTTACCTCGTATACTAAATCTAATATTTCGTTTTCTCCGTTAGGCATAGCCTCTTGTAATTCTTGAGCTATAAATCCTACGCGTTTTTTACCTTGTTTAACAGGTGACATGTTCTCTGGTCTGAAATCCCATTCAAACTCCACAGGTCTAACTGAATCTATAAAGTCTAAACCAAAGCTACTATCTTTTATATTTGTTTTATCTCTACCATCAGACAACGCTGCAATTGATTGATCAGCACATCTGAATGCTGTTATATTTGCGTCACCTAATGTTATTTCGTTTGAAACGTCTACAGCAGAAGCCGCAGCGTCATGACCTATTATAATATTATTACTACCTGTTGTTAACGCATCTCCAGCTTCACCTCCAATTATAGTGTTATCATCACCCGTACTAACAGATAAACCAGCTTGGTAACCTAAAACTGTATTAGCCACCCCTCCGTCTTGATTAAATAGAGCCTTATATCCTATCGCCGTATTATATTGCCCTGTATCTTCATTAGTTAGAGCAAGATTACCTATAGCCACACTATAACTCGCAGTGGTAATAGCATCGCCTGCCTGAGAACCTAAGAAAGTATTAGAAACAGCTGTTGTCATTAATTGCCCAGCAACATAACCTATTGCAACATTGTGACCATCTTGATTACCATTTAATATTTCTAAAGCACCTGTACCGACAGCAGTGTTTAAGCTACCACCAGTTTCACTGCTTAAAGCTTGCATACCTAAAGCTACATTATAAGAACCTGTAGTTATAGCGTCACCCGAAAGTCCACCCATTAATGTATTTCTAATACCTGTTGAAACAGATTTACCAGCCTCAAATCCTACAGCTGTACTAAAAGAATCAGCACCCGCGTTTAAATCTCTTAATGCGTTATGACCAATCGCGGTGTTTTTATTATGACCATCTTCCGTAGATAATGCTTGATAACCAACAGCTACGTTTGAAGAACCTGTAGTTAACGCATCTCCAGCAAAAGCACCTACTAAAACATTATTAATACCTGTTGACACTAGCTCACCAGCATCTTTTCCAACAGCTACATTATGTGCGTTTGCCCCTGCGTCTTGAGCTGATAAAGCGTTTGTACCAATAGCTGTGTTTCCACCATGAGCATCTTCAGCAGATAAAGCATTATACCCAACGACAACATTATTAGCACCTGTAGTTAAAGCATCACCTGCTAGACCGCCAATTAAAGTATTTTGCGTACCTGTTGTCATAC